CCATTAGTGGTATTCTATCGGGAGGTCCACTTACTTCCTTCGCGAATTGCAAGACAAAGGTCATATAGCGTTCTTCATTTCGGTGAAGGTGCCACTGGGGCGGATAAGGCCGAGGGTCGAATTCCTTCGGAATAAGGCCAAGGTCTCCATATACGGCAATCAGCAACATGGCACAATCAGTCCCACCGCCATTTTTGCCCTTTACCATTGCGTTGCTAACATAGGGTGTTCCGATCCAAGAAATTGCCTCATCGGCAATCTGTTGGCGCACAATGGCTTCGTCCACAGTCTGGTTCCTATACACTGATAACTACCGGAGGCACCTTGTCGAAGCCACGGAAGTTGTCCCAATTATTAAACTTAACCTTGCAGGTATTATATGACTTACTACAGCCGGGATAATATGTAACGGTATCTCCAGCCGAAGGAACGGCATTCAACGGATAAGCAAGATAAAGGCCATTATTATCGTTATTATCAATTAACACTTGTAGGCCATTATTAACGCCCGATGTAAAGAGCAACCGGCCTTGGGCAAAATATGATATTCCGTCCGCCCCTTGGTTGGGGCTAATACCGCCAGCAATATTTATCACCCTCTTTGAGGCATTTAGCACCGTGCCATCAACGCCATAAGACGATTTATTCAACGAACAGCCATGATCGAAGAGGGTCCAAAGACAACCGGGTTGATAATAGTTCCGAGGCATATTGACATTCAACTTAAGCAAAGAACTCTTGACCTTTAGTTCGATATGACTAGCTCCGCCCTTCGCAATACTTGAGGTATAGCCCGTGAACAAGGTCCAAACAGCCAATGGATTATGCTGAATGTCACTCGCCACATTCCCCGAATGAAACTCCCAAATGGCACGTTTGCGAACAATAATAGCCCCATCGAGAAGACCCTCTTCTGCGCCAGTAAGAAACTTTGCCCCGAACATCGTATCCGTCGGAGACGCCCATATTTTCAGGCTCTGTTCGTCAACACTAAGCCCTACCCCAATCTTGCGCTGAAGTCCCTCGAAGCGAAGTGAGCTTGCCTTCCATATAACACCATTATAGAAGATGTCGATGTCAAAGTCGGTGAAGTAATCGTTGGTCCCAAGCACCGAGGTGAATTGATATAGATGCGCCATAATGGCCCGATCGCAACAAGTTGCAAAGGCAATATACTCTTGCGGAACCCGAAACGTCTGCGTGGGCAACGGCGGAAAGAACTTAACCCTAGCCTGACCGGCGCTTAGGGCATAGGCATAATACGACATCGTGCTGGCATCGTAGTTGCGATAAAAGGCCCCAAAGCCAATGATATTGGTTAAATTCACCGGGGCGCCACTAAACAACAATTGCCCATTTGAGGTGTCGATTATCTGAAAACTCCGTTGACCACCTAGCATCAAGGTATTGCCGACAAGATTGGACCGGCCAGGCGAATAGGCACTCGGCGCTGCATCCACTACCGGCGGCTTAACTACCCAATTGACGGTGCCGTCGAAGTTGGCCGACATAATATACCTTGGACTAAGACTATCGAACGGACTCATCCAAATAAGCACTGCATTATGTGTTACATCATATTCTACTTCGGGTATGTCTACATAATGATATGTGGGCAGATCGGGAAAATAATCAAAGCCCCGTATAGTGCTCACGGTTGAGTTAATGAACATCCCATTAGTTATGTTGATCTTCCATATATCAATATCGCCATCGGTCGAATCGGTGAATTTGGTATTAACATAGATGAAATCACAACTGCCGTTATTATGCTTTGCCCCGGCAATAAGCTGATGCCGACCAAAGACGCCGAGAAACCTAGGCGTCGGACCTAAGCCAATGGGCACCATATTAGTTCCGTCGAAAAACTCAGGCTCACCACCGACGCCAAAGTTCAGTGGATAACCCACAACCTCATGGCTAGAGGTGGTATTTACGACACCGTAAGACCCTGGACTCATAACATTGTTGATTGGCGGCGGATTGCCTGGGCTGATATAAAACGTCCCTGTGACTTTGAAGGTGCTTTTGTCTATACGAAAGAGCCGATTATATTCGGGCAACGTGCCAGGCGCTACGGTCATTGTCATATAGAGGTTGGTATTATTCCCAACACAAAGGCTATATATGCTCTGTTCGATAGGAAATCCGGGCGGAGAGCCGAAGCTCGTCCCCTCAAACATCTGGTCTAATGTAACTGTGCGAAAGACTTCCATCGTATCCGCATTGCGAACAGATATGCCCGCAATACTATTTCCGTCATCATCCCGCCCCAATACTGTCATATAAATCAATCTATTGGCCCAATCGAAGATGGTGCCACCGAATCTGTCTACGTCAGAGCCATTGGGAAAGTTCGGGTCAGGCTCTAGCTTCGTCTCCAATGTCATCATCAACGAGCCCGTTATAGTCGTACTCATGGCTTAACACTCTCGAACTTGACTTCTTTTGCTTCCCATCGGTTAAGGAGAATTTGACTAAAATCAAGATGATCTTCTAGAAATCGACAGCGGAAATAAAAGTGGAGGTCCATATTTATGGCAACATTCGCTCCTGGGGCACTAGTAAAGACGATATTGGTATTCGTATCATCCATGCTATAGGTGCTCGGGTCTTGCGCTATGCCATTTAAGTAAACCGCCTCTATGGTATTAACCCCACCAACGGGCATAAACATAGGCGGAGCAAACGGGCCTGAGCCCCAATTCACAATAACGGGAAAAGACATTCGGTTTCCATCGCCAAGGCCAATCACCTGGTCGAGACGAGAGTTATCGTCGGGATCTTCGAAATAAAACTCCCCGTAAGAGCCTTTACAAAGAAGGAAGAGGCCTGAGATTTGCTCAAACTCCCGAAAGCCAAGTTGCGTATAATCTGGCACGGTATTCTGTGTCTGCTCTCTAAGCCAAGTATAAGTCAGGGTAAAGGCCCAGCGTGGAAATGCGGCACAGGCGAGTTGGGTTTCTCTTCCAGTTGCCCCGATCGTAACTCTCGATGCCAATATGGGCTTCTTCTTAACACTCCAGCCGATAGAGGGAAGTGCGGGAAATACCGGAGTAGGAACAGGGTAGAAGATATATGACATAGAAATTCCCTACCCCATCTCTCTATTGCTCGCTTCGCTCGCCACTATTGACACCCAGGCCAATACACAGCCCGGAACTTAAGACTCGGAACGGTCCAACGGTTCTTGCTAAACTCTTCAAACTCTTGCTCATCTTCTACGAAGCGGCAGACATAATAATACCCAAAGGTCATCGTAATCGTGGCATTCGCCGCAGGTGGGGTGTGGAAGTTAATGAAATTGCGACTAATACCATAGGTATTAGGATTAACGACATGGCCATTTATCTTCACATTAGTTACCGTCCCTATCATCCCAACCGGTTCGGCAGTGGCTATACTTGCCTGTCCCCAAGTGCGAAACACAGTAAAGTCCTTCTGTGTCGAATCTCCAATACCAATTATCTGATCGGTTCTGCTATCGTCCCAAGGTGCATCAAAGGCAAAGATACCCGTTTGACCATACATCATCAGCCAAGTCTGAACGAGACTTTGGTATTGCTGATAACCAACAAGATCGTCATATGGTATCTGGTTCTGCGTCTGATCCAATAGTTCTTCGAAAAGTATCTCTATATCCCAAAGAGGATAAAGTTGTTGCATCACGCGCATTTCACGAAGGGATTTAGTCGTACCTAGGGTTGTGTCCATAACGATGCTTAGTTTAATGGGGAAACCGATTGGCAATGGCGGGAATAATGGAATAGGGCCACAGGCAAGCTCGTCACCTGTTGTCAATATGGCATCAAACCGATCAAATGAACTAATGGTGTCACTAAGACTAAAGATGGCATTTATGATAATGATAAAGTCATCATCGCTAGAGACGAAGTCATTGTATGCGACGAATTGTGTTTCAAATTCGTCAAATTCGTCACTAGAACTTGCTGTGTCACTAAGACTCGTATGATAACTAACGGCCCCAAAGACACTCAGAACGTCTGCCGTAGTTACACTGTCACTAAGACTAAAGTTAGGGGCAAAGACACGAACGAAGCTATCGCTTGTTGCTGCGCTATCGGTTAGTGCTTCTGGAAAATCTCTCGCCGCAACACTAAAGGCGTCAGATGTTGCTACCGTGTCACTAAGGAGGAAAGAGCTTAGGACCGAACCCCAATGCTCAACCGCCACTTGCGTGACTTGAATGGGGGCATCAGCACTGTACCAATGTTCTAAGGCACTTTGCGTAACTTGAATAGGCGTAACGTCCCGGAACCACTCTTCAACGCTAACTTGTGTTACTTGAACCGGAACATTGGTTGTAAACCACTCCTCTACGGCAACTTGTGTTGCAATAGCATTAGTGGGGCTAGTTGTTCCTGATGTAAAGCCCGAGGTAAACCCACTCGGCACCGTGCCCGTGAATGCCGTGTCGCCGAAGTTGGCGGTGGCGACATTGCCGGTGCCGCCAAAACTCACAGCCGGATACAGCGGAATGCCGTCGCCCAAGGTGCAAGCTACACCCCCGGCGCCTATCGCCGGATTTGCCGAAGCGGAACCGTTCCAATTCCCCGCCGCGCCTTTGCGAAACCAAGCCAGTCTGGCGCCCACATCGAACGCGATGCAAACCACGTCACCCGAAGTGAAGGAACCGATGTTGTTCCCGATGTTAGTCCCGTCGAGTAGGATGTTGCCGGTTGATGCAACTCCGCAGTTTCCCACAGCACCGGCAGTGGCAAAGCCGCTAGACAGGGTGGCGTTGATCGAGAATGCCCCGTATGTCGCCGTCGTGACTACGGTGGTGGCAGTGACCTCCCAATAGAATTTGCCTGTGATCTGTTTGTCGATGGCACGAACGGTGCCAACCACGGCAGTGGTGGCTGTCGTAGTTAAATTGTTTGTCCCCGACAGCGTAATATTCGCTGACTTGTCGCTCGGGTTCCAGGTTGTATTAGCCAAGAGCTAGGCTCCAGTTCACGGCTTCGCCCTAGCTTACCACAAGAGGACCGACGGTAATGGCATCAACCGCACTGCCAACCCAGGCCGAACCGGTATTCGGGTCAACAACATCTGTGCGCCAAGCCCATTGCCAACCCGAGGTAGAGAGTGTCAACGTCGGCGTAGAGACAGTCGTTGTGCCCGATTTTGTCCTAACACTTGCCGTACGTGAACCTGCATCGGACTTAATCATATATCCTCTCGTCACAACGGCAAAGATAGTGCTTGGCACGGGGGTTAGGGTGCCAATAGTGTAGAAATCTGCATCATTAACGGTACTATCATAGACATAACTCGTTAGGCCGTCCTCTTGGGGTTCGCTAACCACATCACTGTTGTATAAGGGGGCAAGATTGATCGTTACTGCTTGGCAGTTGTTGGCTCCTGCCGTGCCGCCTGGATTGGACGCAGGCCACGAGGCATAAACCGGCGTCGTTAAGACGATACTTCCCGCCTGGTTTGCAACATTATAGGTTATTGAGGCGTCTTGGTTAATGCCGATCCAATAGCTCTGCCCGACGGTGATATAAGCTGGCGATGGAAACACAAACGCAACGGCTGTTGTTGTCGGGTTAGTAACTTGCGTCGATGTTGCCAACAGGGTGCCAATACTACCGCCAGTGCCTACGGCAAACAACGCCACGGTAAAATGTCCAGTCCCACCGCCGCCAGACGCATCACATCGGATACTGCCGCTGACAACATTGCCGCTTCTATTAGCAACGAATGGCATATAATGCGCCGAGTTTGCCGCCAGCGCCTGCCCAGCCGCAAGCGTTGTGCTAACGGCCTGCGAAGGTATAGTCCCCACTTGGCTAAACTGTGCGCTAGAGGTAGTAATGGGCATACGAGTATTGCACCGAATATCGCCCATCCAAGCTACGCTAGAGGCATCACTTCGCCAAAACAAATCATCAATGTTCTGGGTTGCCGCCCCAACGTTACAACCGACCTGAAGCTTGTTGGCATAGTTATTAGTAGACGTGGGGCGAGTATTCAAGCCGCCTAGTGCATGATCGTTGCTAGTATTACCATTCTTACGAACTGCCCAACTTCCAGTTGTGTTGTTAATCACAATTTCGATTTCGAACGTATACCATGTGTTAATAACCGGAGATGCACCCGTATATGTATCTAGCACCGTGCCAACGGACGTTCCAGACGTCAGTAATATCGCACCATCTTGGCGAAAGACAACAGCACACTGACCTGTGGTTCCATCAAGTAATTGCAAATAGGTATATAAATTAGAGCCCGAAACTACTCCAGTTTGGCGAAACGCCACAACAAGATGATGCACGGCATCATTAACGCCGCTACTCTTTGCCAAATATAACGCACCATTAGTGGAGTAAAGTGCTTGACTACCCGAAAACCTACCTGCCCCTAGGAGAAAACTGCCCGTGCTTCCACTGTCCCAGTAGCCGTTGACCGTATCGGCCGGAAGTGCATACAGATCAAATCCATCGCCAAATGACCAAGCCACGCTTCGCATCCTCCCGTTATTAGGTGACGATAATTGGCCCGATTTGGGCAAGCGCCACATTCGCCGCCGACCAAGCCAAGGTGGTATTCGGATCAACAGTATCAGTCCTATATAGCCAAGTCCAGGTATTAGTTGAAAGAGAGGGATTTGGGCTTTGCACAACGGTCGAGCCTGACTTTAGCTGAACACTCACCGACCTTGACCCTGCATCTGTCTTCTGCACAAAGGCCCTTGTCGTCACGGCAACGGTTGAATTTGGCACACTAGCTATAGTCGAGATGTTGTATAGATCATTGTGCCCGGTGGTGTTATCGGTGACATAACTGTTGCCGGCGTCTTCCTGAAATTCCCCTACAAACGCAGCGTTAGGTGGCGAAGAGAGAGTTACCACAACTGCCGCAAATAAACCTGGTGAACCGCTAGTAAGCGAAGGGGGATTAGTTGATGGAAAAGACGCATAGGTAGTGGCGCCATTAAAATTAGCTGCTTGAGTAGGCGAGCAATTAAATGAAGTGTTACCACCTAGACATACAGCAATATAATAGGTATTTCCCCTAGTTACCGAAACAGGCGACGGGAATGTAAACGTAGCAATCCCCGTCCCTGGAGCTACTAACGGAGTTGCCGATCCTAATGGAGTTCCCGGAGCACCAGCGTTGCTATTATCATAAATACTCGCCTTAAGGGTGGCTGCTGTGGCCGAAAAAAGCGAGATCGTAGCTGAACCTATAGCACCAGTAAAAGACGCAACAAAGGCCGTATAATAGGCTGCATTAGTAACCGCGCCTACAGTCGTACTAAGCGTAGCAAGGGTTTGCGTGACGGGATTAGGGCTTTGTGTGAACTGAACACTAGCGTCAGTTGTTGGCATTCGCGTGTAGCAGCGAATATCCCCTAGCCATGTCCCGGTGCTAGCGCCCGATTGCCAAAACACATCATCGACATTGTGATTAACACTTGCATTTAAGCCAAGGGTTAGGCGATTGGCATAGGCATTGGCACTGTTTTGCGTATCAAGACTAGTGGCGCTGAAGTCGTTGCTGACGTTACCGTTCTTCCGAACATTAAACACACCAGTTGTGTTATTGATCGAAATTTCAAACTCAAAGGCATACCAAGTATTTGCTGCCAGTACGGCACCAGTATAAGTAGCCAATGTCGTTCCAGTTGGACCACCAGACGTTAACACAATAGCACCGTCAGAACGAAAGACGATAGAACATTGGGCCGTGGCTCCATCGGAGAGTTGCAAATAAACCCCTAGGGTTGTGCCACTTATTGTTGCCGTTTGCAAATAGGCCACAACAACATGATGTACGGCATCATTGGCGCCACTATTCTTAACAAAGGTATTAGTCGTTCCCATGAATATAGCGCGGCTATTACTGAAGCGCCCAGCCACTAGCGAAGCATTTGACGAACCACTGTCCCAAAAGCCAACAAAGGCATCGGCTATTGTGGTATAGAGATCAAATCCATCACCAAAGGTATAGGCCACGGTTCGAGGCTCCCTATGTCAACGTAACACTATAAGAAACGGTTAGGGTATTCGTGGCGACAACCGGCTGTGGCGTGGAGAACGTGCCTTCGGCAAAGAGCGTTCCACCAGTATTGCCAACTGTGGCTGACGCCCCACTACCGCCGACAATAAAGGCACCCTGAACGGTTCCAGTGCCGGTAAAGGTAAACACCAATCCGGCACTAAGTGCCTTAGTGGCACTATATGCTGATGCCCCACTTACCGTTGCCGTAGACCACACACACGCTATACGTCCACCGGAGTATGTCGGAGCGTTACTTGTTCCTGCCTCAAGCCAAGTTGCATGAGAGGCCATTGTATCGCCACCAGAGATAGACCCGAAGCTGGCACTCGAAATAAGGCCCATATACTCCGCGGCGGTATAGGCACTACCGGCAAGTGTTATGTCGAGCAACAAGGCTTTGCCCGTTTGGGTCAATAGATTGTCTAACTCTTCTTGCCAAACAACGGTGCCGTCCTTGTCTTTGCAGACAAAGGAGAAATGGCCCTTTATCTTCAATTCGTCATCAATAGGGCCTTTGGTGCCGAATGCTACGTCAAACCTATCATTGGATTTTGCTTTTTCGTTCATCGGTTTGTCTTTCCTTTGGTTATGAGATGTGGGGTAGGGAATTTCTACCGCACATATCTTATGCTGGCCGCCACCCATTCCGCATCATATTACGAGCCTGTCCAAGCATTGCGCCCGAGTGAAGGCCCATCATGGTGGAGAATTCCCCTCGGCTCATTCCGCTTCCGCCTCTTCCAGGCCGGGCATTTATTGTCGGATTATAGTTCAAGTTGGCCATATTCGAGGTATTGCTGTCGCCACCGCCAGTTTGCCCCCTTGCTATCATCTGTTGGAGGCCACGGGAAATTGGTGCTGGTAATACCATTTCTTGCGAATGCAAAATGGCCATTTGTGTCCCAACCCCACCTACGGTCATTCCGCCTGCGGCGGAGACAATACCACCCGAAGCATAGGTAAATCCGAGCGCACTGGGCTTCACATTCAGCGCAGCTAATAGCACATCCTCGGCAGTTGCTGCCGCAGTAATGGCACTAACTATGCTTGTTGTTGATGCAATTGCCGTTGCATCCATCGTAGCCCCGAGCGTTGCTATCGCACCACTAATTCCCGTCGTTGTTGCTGTGGCACCAGTTGTTATAGCCGTTACAACCGCCGTGTCACCTACGGCACCACCAGCAGCTTGACCAACGGCACTTCCCGCTGCTGCTCCTGCGGTATTGCCAGCGATGCTACTAACGGCACTACTCATCCACTTTCCGAGCATTTCGCCAATGGTATTACTCGCACCACCTGTTAGGGCATTTGCAAGTGTATGACTAAGTGCTTCCCCAATACTCTTAACGGCACTCTCGGCAACACTTTTCAGTAATTGCCCAACCGCCGCCCGCATTTGGCTACCTTGATCGCTAATTGTCTTAGAACTAAGCCCCGCTTTGATGATTTCCTTCTGCGGCGCAATGAGGGCATCGAACATCGTACTACCGAAGCTCTCAAAGGCACTGCCGAGTTTATCAAAAAAGTCAGTAAACGCAGCGGCCTGTTTATTCGCCGCGGCAACGGCAGCGTCTCCGGCTTTCTTATATAGAGCTTCCTCTTTGGTTTTCGAGTCGAGTATAATACTATTGATCTTATCTTGCGTTTCCTTATAGGACCTCGTCCCTGCCTCTTGGGTTGATTGAATCTCTTTAAGTTCGCTAATCTGATGCGCAGCAAAAGATTGTATCTGCGAAGCTTCAGCCAAGGCTGAACTTACCGTGCGTTGATCCGCACCAGGGCCTTCTTTCTGGCCAGCATACTTAAACGTCCCTGCGGCCATAGAGGCGAGTTTCGTATTAACATCCAAAAGGCGGGCTTTATACTCGAAGTCCTTCGCCTCAGTGTCAATCTCCTGTATACGGGCCTTGTTTACTTCAACAACTTTCTCTCGTTCAGCATTAGATACTTGGGCCATCGTTGCCTTATGGGCAGCAACGAGTTGCTTTAGCTTTGCAATTTCTTCATCATAAATGGCAATTATCTTCTTCGAGTTTCCATCAGCCTCTGCAACACGCAGGCGTATGGCAGCAAGATAATCCGTTGTCTCCTGATGGCTCTTCGAACCACCAGGGGCACCAGCCAACATATTATTTAATGCAATCGTCTTCTGTGCAAGTTCCTCTCGGACTTGCAATCTCGCCTTGGCCGTCAGCGTCTCATCCGCCAACGTCTTCTTCATTATCTCAATCTCAGCCCGGGCTTCATCCTCTCGCAGCTTCTTGACCTTGGCACTCCCTGCGGGTAATTGAGCCTCCCCCTCGCTTGCCTTCAAGGCCGCCTGTCGCATCTCCTCATGCATACGATCAACGGGCGTTATTGGCTCGGTCAATGGTGGAGGCTGAACTTTGCCAAACCGTGCACGCATCCGTGCGGCATCTTCGTCCTCTGGCACACCTGCGCGGCCTGGCCCTTTACCAGCCCTCTCTAGCATTATCCTAACGTGTTCGGGATAAGACTGGAATGGATTACTAAAAGCCGCGAGGAACGTCGAGCCAAGCATACCAATAGCGCCGACGAGAAGCATAACCTCCGAATAGGCTTCCTTAAGGAAACCAACTAGGGTGATGATAACTGGACCCCAGTTTTCCATTGCCCTAATGCCATCGCCACGAATAGTCTCACCGAGAGACCGAATGGCAGTTGCCACCTCCTCAAGTGATTTAGCCGTCTTTTCAGTAAGCGTAACGCCCAACTTATCCGCAGCATCACCCTGGGCCTTTAGGCCGGCTTCGCCATTCTGCAACAAAGGTATTAGTTTCGCAAACTCCCTCCCGGCAATCTCCGTCATATTTGCAGATTTATTCGCCCCATCGGCATTTCGCACCCAAGCCTCGGCAAGTAGGGCAATGATCTTACCGACATCACCGCCTGTCTCTGCCAATTGTTTTTGCGAAATGCCAAGATTGGTATACGCCTCGGCGGCTTTCGACGCTGGGTCAGCAATAGCCGTGGAGAGCGTCTCCGCTACATGCCGAAGGGCACTGTCGGCCTCAGTTGCTGATAAGCCACTAATGCGTAAGGCGCCTTGGAGGCGAGAATAGGCGCCAATCCCCATCCCGGCGGCACTAGCAGCGGCCCTAGTTTCCGTTGCCCATTTCCCCAGGGCTTCGGCGCTATGGAAGAACGCCGCCGTGCCCATAACGGCGACTAGAGCGCCAAGGGATGTTACGAGACCAGCTACACCAAGCCCGGCATCTCTCGCCGCAGCTCCCATAGAGCTAATGAATTGCCCTCGGTGACCACTGGCAAGAGAGTCGAACATGCCGACAATATGCCTCGACTCTCGCTGAAAGAACCCTGCAACACCAGCTTGTGCCTGACTCTCAGTCAACACCGTTGCAGTAGCACGGACCGCTCTGACTTGTTCACGATAAGCTTCGGTTGCTGCCCTAGCACCAGCAATCTCAATCTCAGATGCCGAAGCCCCGGCTCTTCCTGCTGCGGCCATAGCAGCGGCTACGGAGCTAATAACCGCCTTCTGTTGCTCCAATGCCTTTGTAAGCGCCTCGGCGCCAATGAATTGTGCCTCCTCAAACGAGGCTCCGCCAAGTGCCGCAGCAGCGGCGGCCTTTGCGGCATAGGCCGAAGGTGGATGAGCGGCAATAATCCCATGAGCACTTGCTGCTTCGCGGCGAGCACGGGCATCAAATGCACGGTTCTCTTCTTCAGCCTCGTGCCTTATTGCAGCAAGTCGAAGATCATGATTACGGTTAATATACTCAGCTTCAGCCCTACTTCTAGCTGCCGAAGCATCCATACCTTGGTTAATGTATTCTGCTTCTGCCCGCTGTCTGGCCCGAATAAGATCCAAGTTCCTATTGGCATATTCCGCCTCGGCTCTAGCTTTCGCTGCCTCTGCGGTCATCCCGGCGTTAATGTATTCTGCCTCAGCCCGTTGCTTCGCAGCAATCAGATCGAGGTCTCTATTTAGATATTCTGCCTCGGCCCTTTCTCTCGCCGCAGTTGCCGTCATCCCTTGGTTTATATATTCGGCTTCAGCCCGTTGTCTAGCCCTAATCAGTTCTAAGTCACGATTAGCGTATTCTGCCTCAGCCCGGGCTTTTGCCGCTTGGGCATCCATCCCTTGGTTTACATATTCCGCCTCAGCTCTTGCCTTTGCCGCAACCAAGTCCATATCACGATTGATATACTCGGCCTCTGTATGCGCCGCAGCAATAGCTGCATCTTCTTGGCGGCGTTGGGCCTCAACGGCCATATTCCGAAGGCGAATTTCCTCCCTAATCTTCTGCTCTCGACTTGGGCCAGAGGTATCGGGACGAATGAAACCTGGGGTTGGCGTCGATTGGGGTGGGGCTGGTGGATGTGGGCGAATGAAGCCGGGGGCAGCCATCTGCCTAGCAGTATTGGCCGCAACGGTGCCTTGGCGCTCTAATGCCTGTGTTACTTCATTTATTGCTGCGGTTTCGCCCTTTAGGGCACTTATCGTTGCTTGTGCCGCAGCAATGCCTTGCTGCATACTAAGCACAAGTTGTTGGCCCATCCGGCTGCTATCGGTGCCAATAGCAGTAATATTCGCCCGAAGAAGTTTGATTTGTTCTTCGAGTTCTTTTATTCTCGCCGCAGCAGCGGTAGAATTGGCCGTTATGTCGATATTGAGATGTGAACTACCCGACATAGTTTCGCCTCTTTGCCACGGCGCTATTGCGCGCCTTGAGTTCTTCTATATCAAATATAGGAGGAGCGTTTGGCAGCCCAGTGTCTCTGCCGCGAATGACCGGAAGCCCTCGTCCAGCTTTGGCGGAAATCTGCGCCACAGCCGAGCGCATAGCAAGGTCTGCCTCGGGGGTAACTTGGAAAGAAGAAGCATCATTTTCTATTGTCTTCTTTCCCCCACCAAAACCTTCGACAAGGGCCTTTACGAGAATGTTAGTCGGCGGATAATCGGCCCAATTATTAAATAATTCATTCACTTCAAGGAGGGTGTGTTCGTCAATCTGAGAATAGGTCCAACCATATGCGGCAGCTAAACTGCCGTAGATAGGCTTAATGTTCCATTGCCCCGAGGTGCTGCCGTCACCGTCGGAGCTGCCTCTTCCCCCGGCGTAAAGCCACTTACACCAAGAATTGAGAGCCAAAAGGGGCCATTGTTTTGCATATCGAGGAAATTAAATAACTTCTCTTCGGGGAAATCGGGATAATTGCGGCGAAGGGCCGTTAGTATAACCTGACCCCGAAGTTCCATTGCCTCGAAGATCTTACTTTCGGCAATCAAGGCATCATGCTGTTGAAGAAGAGCAAGAACTCCTCCCCGAAGTTGGCCCAGCGTTAGGGGAGGAACGACGAATGTTTCGTCCCCTATTGTCATCTTAATTCCAGGAAACACGGTGTTTACCCCTTTTGTTATTCAGAAATAGAGACGGTGCCGACGGTATTGTCACTTGCCCGTGAGAACGCCTGGAAGTCGAAGTCCATGATGGAATAGTCATCAATCTTCGAGGGCAGTGTGAAGTGCGAACTGACACACTGATTTAGCCGTAAGGTCAATTGGCCCGTCGATCCTTGGGTGTTCTTCTGCTGATAGAAGGTTCCCATGAATGTCGGGGTATAGCCCATAAAGTGATTATTTATCGTAATGGTCTTACCCTGCGTGTCGGTATAGACATAGCTGATGGCGACAACTGCGCCAATATCGCCAGAGAAGAAGGTATAAGTGCCATTCGTCCCTGTGGTATACTGTCCTGCCGCTGCTGGGGCGCCAGTGGTATAGGCGAAACGAATATTCCCTGTTGTTGCATAGAACACACCAAGATCAGAGACAAAGGTCGAGGAGTGTGTTACCGTTGCCGTTCCGGCACTGAGGGTCTTATATTCGTCTTGGCTAATATTCTGCTCTCCGGTGACGAACGTTTCACCAAAGAATATGTCAGCATAAAGAGCGGCAAAGACCCGAGCAACTTTCGCCTTCCCAGTGATTTTGCCCTTGCCGCGGGCAATGTCAATCGGATAACCCAATTGGCTATATAATTCCTTCACCTCGAATGTGAAGTCGATTGAATTGTCCTGAAGGACGGCGAACTGGTCCGGACCCACTCCGGGGACATCTGTGCGTTGTCCCCAAAGAGCGCCAATGCCGAAGAGAAGCTGCATTTACTCGTTCCTTTACTAACAAGAGTTGCGTGTGGAGAGCAGTAGTGACGAACGACTTCGTTCCGCCGGGACATTTCAATTAGGTCGAAGCAGGGAACCAAATCGTCCTTCGAGGCAAGAGTGGCCCCAGGCGAAGACAGGAGTAGACAAAGAGCATTGAGGGGATCGACAACATTCGGCGTCTCAACTAGCTCCAACCAATCATGGACGAAGGCGACTTTATAGGTGCGGATAGATGGGTGGGGTAGGGAAACACTACCATGTATCTCTTCCTTCATGGCATTTCAACAATCAAAGGGACGATCAGCATCGTCTGATAATCTATATCCCCTGGATCTTTAAATATCCGTCCCTGAATGTTAACTGAATATACCAGTCCACCTAGGGTATTATTATTTGTGCTAAAGTTATCAGCTGGGTTTAGTGCGGCTTCAAATGCTTCCATCATCGTATCTAATTGTGGGCCACCAGGCGTACTATCTGAACGACTATAACACCAAAGGCCCAAATCAAGCCTGCGGCGCAAAAGGCCAAGACCACGATATTCATCGGTTTCACGATGTGTCACCAAGAAACATGCCGGTTGTTGGTCAACTGGAACATCTCCCCACAGGCGAAGCCTGTTACTAACCGTGCGCCAAGTTAGGGCGCCGTTTATCGGAATGAGAAAGGTCATATTCTGTATGCTATTCAGTATCGCCACCATGACTTCATTACGTGTCACAATGGCCATAATCTATTCCTCACCCTCTCCAGCGATCATCAATTGAACTAGGTCACTAAATTTCTCCGGAATTAGCGGCTCAACTTCCTCAGCCGCTAGGCGAAGATAGCCGAAGGCCCGAGAAGGTGGGTGGTTAACCGAATGTAGGTAGACTATCTGACCGACTTTTTCCCAATAGAACTTAAGTATTGTTGCCTTAGTTGGCACTATCGGGTAATACCCTTTGCCGCCAACCTCTAATGCCCAAGCCTTCGGGGATTCTGGTGACATATATACCGATGCGTTAATGACACCTCCGGACATTCTATCCCGCTGCTTACGCACGGTTTCAATTAGCTCGCCACTCTTCTGTTGAAGCACTCTACCCGATAGGTTCTCAATAACCTTATCGTACAATAGATCTGTCAATTGGGTCATTTTGCGCGAAATAGCCCGTCTCATTCTTTCATCAAGGTCGTCTAAGTTCGTTGCCGTTATAGAAACTTCGAGCATTATTTATATAACCTAGCCCGAACCGCACAATCTTTACTCTCTAGCAATTTGCGAAGAGCAACGGTGCGTTCGGGATTACGGGGCAACATATCAGCAATTAGATTGGCGAGTTCCCCAAACGGCCTAGACACATCCTGAAGATCATGCGCTAGGTGCTCATAGGCGAAGAATTGCAATAGGGGTTCTTGGTCAGGTGTCATATCGCATATGGACTCCCAAGTGGAGGAGGAAGTACGGAAACATATGGCCAAATCAGATCATTTACCTCTGGGGGCAGGGAGTTTGTGCTATTCCACGGCTGGCTACTATTCCCGCGCCAATAGCGAATTGTCTCCTGTCCGCCCAGAGATTTCATTATTTCACCAATCCTGCCCCGATAGGAATATCGCTCTGCTACCATCTGTATAACGGCCTCTTCTATAGCCGCAGGGACGAAGGAATATGATATTAGCACCTGAGCGCCAGCATCTGTCGCATCAAAGGTATAGAGGCCAGGAAGGCTATCTACAGGCGATATGTATTCGCCCGGAACGCCACTTAGGACTTTCACCGAGGTCATAGGTGTGCCATCAGCGTAGGTAACACCATTATCCTTAGTCCATAGGCCAAGGCTTTGTAAGACGGTAATAGTATATGGTCCTGGATCAACAGGAATGGTCCAAGGTTCATTCGAGATTAAGTAGCCCGCTTGGTATGTGACACGAACATTCTGGGCACCATAATAATGGCCACTAATGATGTCTAGCACAACTGGATCACCGGGAAGTTGGCCCGACCAAGGCACAAAGCGATAGCCATAACCAGGGTTTGACGCAGGTATTGACACTAAGCCATTCATCACCGAGATAATGCTAGTAACGGGATAATCAGGAAGGACGATCTGTGCGTTACCGACACCATCAAAGATCCTTGTAATAGTCTGGCTATAGAGTGGACCACGATTTAACACGCTGCTAATAAGCCCAGACATAGACGTGACGAGCTGGCTAATAACTGGGCTCGGGAGAGTAGGAGCATTGCCCATCCAAGTGGTGACTCTCTCGGGGGTTGTTAGATCGCCATTTATTAAGGGCATTACTTGTCCTCAATTTCTTCCCGAAGGTTCTCTAATTCAATATCTTTCTTTTGTATGGCATCAGTCAAATTTGCGTTTTCATTCGTCAGTGCGGCAAGTTTGGCCTGAAGTGAGGCCATATCTGACCGCAGATTTTGAATTTCATTCCTCTGCGCCTCGGCGGTTATACTTAGTTCCGCTATGGCACTATCGCGAAGCGGGTCAGACTTCGGTAGATCTTCCGGCAGGCCCTTTGCATCGGCAATAGTAAAACCTGTTATAGCAAGTATGCGAGGGGCGAAGTGCTCCGGGGCACGAAAATAACACGTTCCATTTTCTGTCGTCACCTCCGGGTAGAACTCTTGGCGTTCGACCGATATACTACTTGTCCCATTTGGGAAGGCAAACCACACGGCAGATGCTCCCTATGTTAGAAGTTCCTCAAACTCACTCTCGGTTCCGACGAATGCCATATCGCCCTTTATAGCAATGCGCTTCTCCCCGGTTACGACAACAACCTTTCCACCTTTTGCCAACACCGAGCGAAGGTATTGACTAACCGGCGGCCTCTGCCAAGCATTGTCATGACCTGGATACGGGTAGACAAATAGTGTCTCCCTATCCGTTCCCCAAGGCCAGCCGAGAACGACCTTGGTTATATCCGGGCGCATATTCTCGGGAAACGAAGGCACATCCATTCGCCTCTGAGAGTCTAGCCAGAGACAAACATAGTGGCGACAAGCATCCGGCCGATCTTCGTAGATCTGACACCCGATGCCAAAAAGTGTCTTTGCAAGGTGCTTACAAGGCTCTCCGAAAGCCTTATGCACATCCTTTACTTCAAAGACAATGCAACACCCCGTGCAGTCCTGGCACATTCCGGCCATAGTATCACCAAAGGCCCACAATACCTGTTGCCGTAGTGCCGGTGGAATAAACCTTCGTCACATGCACTGGGGAAATACCTATTCCCAATGTTAATGTAACTCCGATTTGTCCCCCGGCCATATCTACGGTAACAGTTCCTGCGGCTCCACAACAGAGGGCGCGAGTAGTATAGTTCAGCCCAAGAGTATTGCTTGGGACAATACCTTGGGCATAGCTATAGCTTTCCATTCGGTGGTCCTCCTTTTAGAAGACCATCGAACCTGTTGCTGGGTTCTTATTGATAATGGCGGCAAAGGCCGGGGTGAAGTAGCAGGGGAAGACTTCATCGACGTAGACGCCATACTCATAGCGCCGAGAGCGCCACGGCCACTGGATTTGGTAGTAGTCCTGGCGAACCTTCGCTTCGAGCAAGTTAGCAACGCCCGAAAGTTCGTATGGGCTCTTATCCGACCAGAACAACAGACAGCCCGGTGGGATATAGGGATGAATTTCAATGTCGAGCGTGTTGTTGAAGAACTTATTCAAATAACTCGTAACACGACGACCAGCTACGATCCGGCCCGTTTCCTGATCTGCATCGAACCAGATGCGATAGCTATTGTTGGAACTGGCTTGGCCCAACATTGCGCCGAACGAGTCAAGAACATCCGCGGCAGAAATAAGGATGCGATCGAACCCAACCTTATACTGCTCATATGCAGCCCGAAGCACGGCATCAATCTCGGCGAAATTGCTACCGCCAATAGTCAATCCCGTGTTGCCTGCGGGCATAGTATAGATGATACTGCCACCGGGAGAGTAGGTGATGTTATTCGGCACAAGTGGATTTGTTGACATAAACTGGCCAGGAGATGGGCCAGTAACGGCACCAAAGACTTGGGTCAATATCCCATCAGGGACGAGTTGATCCACGCTATTGTCAACAAACGACGAACTGACCTTCAAGTTAGCAACAGGTTGGTTGGTTGCCGCAGGCACTTTCGTGAAGATAGCCTGATTTGTCGGCGTAATTCCAGCGAGATACTCTGTGCCTGTTACCGTTCCAACATACCATGCATAGGCAAATGCGCCGGAGACGAGGGCAACTGTTGCCGTGACGACATTACCCGCAGTAACGGTGCCAATTGTTGCCTCTGCACTCGGCTGAGCACTTCCGCCACCATAAGTATCCGTGCTGGCATCGGCATTGACTTTCGTCACCTGCCCAACAATGCCACCAGTATTTGTAGCACTCACGAAGGGCGAATACGCCAATTGCCCCATGCCAGTCAATGCCACACAGACGACGAAGATAGCACCACCGGCAAACGTGCCACTATAGCCCGTCAGGGTGCTCTGTGTCAATGTGGGTGTTGGAGTAGTACCGAGCGGAAGACTCGCATCACCATTGATGAGGATCTTCTCTTCATCAATCATTAGCGAGCGAAGCGAGGACTGAACGCTAATTCCGAGGGCCTCTGGCGAAAGGTTCCGTGCACCAAGTCTGGCTTCAAACGTAACGCTCGACTCAAAGCCAAGGGTCTTATACGCCGCCACGAGGTCTTGCTCGGCAATAGCAATACGTGCGCCACGATTTCCTTCGCTAACGCCAGAACTGGCACCATTCACATTAACGCCCGTAATCCTTTTCCAATGAAAGGCATTACCACCGTCGGCAGAGACACGAGGAAGACGAGAAATGCGGGGAATGAGTTCCCGATACGGGTAAAGCATCTGAACAATAGGCCGGAGGTCATACCAAAGCAAATTGGTTGCCTGTTGGATAGTATCGGCCTTCTGTAGCGGGCCAAGCCTCTTCTCGAGGTTCTTGACGAAATTCTCATTGTTCAAAAGGGCATTGACAAACTCATTGCCAATACCATTGTTTCCCGTGAACCCTACCTGTTGCAAGCCGTCCATTTGTTCGCCACCTTTTACTAGAAGTTAGAGGAATGGGGTAGGGAATTGCTACCCCATATACCTATATTACCTGCCTTGCCCCGCTGCACCCTTAAAGGAAGGATCGAAGACACTCTTACCGAAATGACCCGAAGTAAGGAAATTACCAATTACCTTAGCACTAGCGGCAGTATGAGCGTTCTCATCACCGGAGCCAAGGGCGATTGGATCAACACCATCGAACAATGCTTTGTTCAACGTATCACTGTTGTTGCCCGCTGCGCCCGTAACACGGGTTACATCAAAGTTATAGGGGCGTTTGCCACCACTAACCGAAGCTGCCGGAAGCCTACGAAGTGCTTCAAGCTCCCCTTCGCTCTTTGCCTTGGCCATAATCAACTCAGCAACGTCGGCACTGATCTGGCCGTTCTTGGAGTATTTCGCAAGATCGCTAGTTGGTGCCGCTTTGCCCGGATAGGGCTGACCATCAATCGGATATAGTGGCGGAGCACTGCCACTTCCATCGCCGCCTGGAGATGCCGTGGCAAGATCGCTAGTCGTCAGGTCTTTGACACCTGCGGGGACTTGGTAGAAGCTGTTGCCGTCTCCCGTCTCTTGCCCACGCTGCCCGGCACGGCCTGCCATCTTTGCAAGTTGCGTCGTGGCGGCTTTGCCGAAGGTGCGGGCCTTGTCTAGCTCCTGATATGCCTTCTGCAACTTCTCCATAGCCCCAGCATGGTCAAACTCATCTCCGTCATTATCGTCTTTCGGCTTCTTTGCGGCCTTGTTCAAATACGCCGCCTTATGCATCTTATGGGCTTCCTCAATGGACTGCTTCGCCATCTTGCAAGCCTTGCGGCTCTTCTTCACATTGTCACTTGCCATTGCCATCCGTTGGGCTCTTGTCGGCTGCGCCGCCTTTGCGAGCATATTACGCAGCACGTCTTCAAGTCCATCACCCGTCTTAGTCAAGGCCGTAGTGTCATTTACCTTATCCATGTCAAAGTTCTCCCCCAATAGGGTGGTTAAGAATTGGTCATCGGCGTCACTTAGGTCTTCCGCTTCGCTACCTTCATGTTCAGCCTTAGTTGCCATAACCTTCGCTAGTTGCGAAGCTATCGAACCCAGCTCCTTCGCAAGAGCCTTATCTTTCATATCTCCACCCTCACGCTGCGCTTCCATTATCAGGCTGCGCTGTGCGGAGCGAATAGAGTCGAAGCAATAGGCGAGATTGCCAACTGCACCCATGCCTTTGTTTAGCTCTTCCTGCCCAGCCTCCGACGGCACCTTTGCCTTTTTCAAACTGAGGAAGCTATCGCCAGATATGCCAAGGGCAAGTGCAAGTTGTTGCTTTGCAAGTTTCTTCGCCTTCTTACCACTCTTAACGGGGAGTACAACTGGTTTCTTATTGTCAATCTCGTTCTTCTCTAGGGCGCATTTCTCGCAATTGGCAACACCATGCTTCTCGCACTTTTCATCAGTCTTCCTTGTTACGTTCTCATCGTCCCTTTGGTCTTTGGGACTAATAACATCGGCCTTCTTCGCCGCCTTCGGCGCTGGGAGACTAAATCCGTCATGTGCTGCCGGAGGCCCTGCTTTGGCGAGAGACGATACGATCTTCGCCATCTTGGCCAATGCCTTACCCTCGGGTGAAACCTTCTCACGTATCTTAACGAGATAACCGGGTTCATCATCACGGTCTTTGGCGGACTTTGCCAAGGAGAACTTAGCGTCAGGATTTGCGGGACGATCAACGACAGATATTTCCGTCAACTCAATGGCCGTTATAGTATCCCCTTCTTTAGCAAGTTTCCGTCCACCGATACTGAAGCCCTTATAAACGCC